GATCAATGCAGGGCTAACAGTCACGCTTGTGTTTCCATTGGTTAGCGAAACTGCTGACTTAACAACAAAGTTACGCAACTTGTTAGAACCATATGCTTGACGATTTTGTGGGTTAACAGCGTACACACCAGCAAAATTGATAACGTCACCAGGATTCAAAGTTCCTGTTGCGGTAGCAGTAATGTTGATAGTGGAGCTAGAAGCCCAGCCACTAGACAAACCTTGGTTAGCACCATTCACAGTAATTGAACCAGGTGTAGAACCAGTCCAATAACCAAAAGATTGTGCAACCACGTTTTGATCGAGTTTCCAGTTCATGCCACCGCTGTCACGGCCCATCAAACCCTTGCGATACTGCTCGCCAATTGCTTCTTGGGGTACAAATAGACCCTTCAAAGAATCAACGATTGTGGCGCTTGTAAAGGGCTCAACGATACATGATCTACGGCCATCACGGGGAGCACCCTCAGAATCCAAGTAGGCTTGGCCTGTTAGGTAAGTGATCAAACCTGTAGGAGGTGTACCTGGTGTTCCAACGATGTTAGAAGTATTCAAGTTAGCCATTGACAAACCATCACGATCAATCTTGTTCGCAATAGCAGCAACAGCGGGCTTCAACACTCGGTCGCTGAACATATCGAGAGACAATGCCAAGTCTTGCGTGGTGAATTGAGTATCAACGTGGAATTGAGTGCTCAAAGTCACAGGTACGCTAGTCTCGTTGAAGTCTTCAACATTCAAAGCCGGGCCTGTTGTCCCGATGAACCTTCCGGGTCGTCTCACATTTCAAACCCTGTTACTTTCGGCATTTCAGCCTACTGACCATTGCTGGCGGGGAAACTTCTTCGAATTTCCCTCTGTGGTTTCATGCTTAGTTATAGCCACAGTTCAGACTATCGCTTACACCTTTCGATGTCCCTCTCACTTAGTCGTTCAGGCTGCTTTCGCTTGCCCCTTGTTGTCCTCTACAGGAGTTCCAAGTCAATCAGAGTGGGTTTAAACACGGCAAATATGATCCTACCGTGTTGCCAATTTTGGCACCGACAACCGCAAACTGCAGGGTTTATAAATCGTCGTAGTTTCTGTCAACTTCACTGGTGAAAGTCAACTCATTTTCCAAAACCATCAACGCTTCGTTGGTGATCTTGGATATCGTAAGCAGATTATTTGCCATGATTTAATCCTTTAAATTAGAAAAAAGTTTTTACCTAATCTTCTTAGCCAATCTTGCTTCTTTCCATTGCTGGAATGTTCCATGAAATTCTCCATTGCTATCAACAGAGTTATCGCTTGGAACGCTAGTAGCACGAATAGGACTAATCGGCTTCGGTGCGTTTGATCTAGTAACAGCCTTCACTTCTTCCTGTGGCGCTTTTTCAAGTCTTGCCTCAATCTTCCCAATCTCTCTAAGAGCACCAATCGTAGATAACCGACCTAGCTTTTCAGCCACTTCGGGATTTTCGGCTAAGTGATATAGGATTCTTGGGCCTAACTCACTCTCGAAAATCGCATCTCTCACTTGGTCGCTCACAACAACCTCGCTAGACGCTATCATGTCATCGTAATCAGGCAATTCTTTCTTAATTTCGTTTTGGCGTTTGTTCCACTCTGCCATTGTTTTGGCACGTTCTTCATTCGCCTTACGCTCAGATTCTTGCCTATCACGCTCTTTTAATGCTCTCTCAGTCGAATACTCTGCCAGAGCCTTTGCGTACTCAAACGCATCTTGGAACTGGTCAGGCTTGGGTTCTTCATCCAAATTTGGTTTGGGTGCGACCTTCGCTTCGAGTTCTTTCAACCTGTTTTCTAGTTCACTAGCTCTTTGACGCTCACGTTCCGCTTCGGCTCGTGCCATTTCACGTTGCTTAGTTATCTCAGAAAACCTTTTTTCGAGCTTATTGGGCTTCGGTTCTTCTGTTACTTTTGGCTCTTCTTGCGCTTCTGGTTCACTCTGTTGAGGTTCTGTAGGTTCTGCAGCTTCTACAGCCTCCTCTTTAGCTAAACCTAGTTTTTGTGCGTAAAATTCACCTGAATTCTCACTTGTGAGCACTTGGCTCGCTTCTTTGTCCGACATAGGTTTCCCTAAGAATTTACCCTATAAGACGTATAGGTACGTTTGTAAGGCAATGTAGCCCTAAATGGTTAATTTGTCAAGAAATTGATTGTGTGGCCTGTTGCGTATAACTATATTGTTCAGCGTTTCTAGCCTGAATTTCTTTTTCAAGCCTAGCCGTGTCCATATGGTGCAACAACAACTCCATAATTGACTCAATTTCGGTCTTGTTTTGGGTCGTTATAGCCCTTGTATTCACATCGTGAACTTTGGCTTCCAACATCGACTCAGTATTGTGTGCTTTTGCCGTCTGGCGCATGAGTTCACGCTGAGTTTCGGCTTGTTGTTTAACGCCTTCAATGTCTTGGCGTTGTTTAATGACCAATTGTAGCTGTTGGAGCTGTTGTTGTAACTGCTGATTTTGCTGTTTAGACACCGCCAATTGCATCTGAACCTGTGGTGGTATCTTAGATTTCTCGTCAATCTGAGACATTGGGTTAGCAGCAGCCAAGCGGTCGGCAATGGTATCAGCGCCTGGGAAGTCCATATTGCGAATAAATAAGTCACCAGCCGTTGCCATGAGGTTTGGATCGGCAGCGAACAAGGGCATCATCGCAGTTACGGCTTCTTGGCGCTTGGAGTTGTAGCCAGGGCCTGTGTCCATCACCACATCATACTCACCGACTGTCACATCATTTAAGATTTTCTGAATGCCAAACTCGTCTGTGCCGGGTGTGTTTAATTTGACTAGATCAGGCTGACCATCGTCTCCAATGATCCGCATAACACGTTCGGTATCGTAGATTTTGGGTACTAGATCAAGAATAATTTTTCCAATATGTCTAATAGAACGGGTCAAATTGTCGTAAAAATGGAAATTTGTGATGTCAACTTGCTGTTGTTGTCCATTTAGCGCTTTGCCTGAGATATTCCCAGTTGGTTGTTGGTTAGGGTCAACAATCCCAATTACCGCCTGTAAATCTTGGGAAATAGCAGCACTAGCAGCCATAATGCCGGCAGGAGGTGCTTCAGGTTGAATGCGTGTAGGAACTGGAGCAGGAACGCCCTCAATGTCCTTTTGCTTGTATCTTAGGACAGGCGCAGACTTGACGTTGGCTTGTGCCCACTCGTTCTCGTGTCCTTCATCCTGACCTTCAGCGAGCAACCACTTAGGCTTAGGCGCTAGGGCAACCGACTCGGTCATTGAAGTTTGCCAGAAGTTATACATCCGCTGTGGGTCTTTGGCCATACGCACTAGACCGAACTTCTTGCGTTTGTTCTCAACGATTAGTTGGTGTCCATAAACAGGAATAATTGGGATAAAACGACCAGGCCATACACCTTCTTCTAGGATTTGCATACCTGTGAGCTTTGCCCAGCGTATTTCTTTCTTAACTGTGTCTCTAGAGTCGATTACAAGGGCTGGATCGCCTTTATATTCGTCTTTGTATACCTTAGTACCATCAGCCAACAATAAGAGCTTAGTGGGCTTTCTAACAGTATAAAAGTATTCAGCTATGCGAATGTCTTCCTTCATTACCCATTCTGCGTTAGTATCCCCTGCTCCACGCTGATTAAACTGCACGCCCTCGTCAGCGTCTGGGTACATTAGTGCAAACTGCTTTTTGCTGATCACCTCGGTAATCAATACCTTTTCAGCGTCTGACCCATCAGGCAATATGCTGTTGGGGTCAAAGTAAACAGTAAAGGGGTTCATAATGGACTTGATGTAGATTTCCTGATCAAAGGAATCTTCACGCACATAGTCTGTACTAACCCTAATAAACCCCCAACCCATGCGAACTGTGTAGTCTGCTGCGTTATCGTAGGCTTGGTCAGCGTCAGAATTGACCTCAATGTGCCTACAAATGCCAGTCAGAATCTCAGCCATCTTCTCATCAGACTCGCTATTAACCCCATGAACCTTGATTCTAGGGCGTTGCTGTCTAATGTTGTTAGTAACCTGTCGACAATATGCGTCTATCTTGTTGATAGTTAGGCATGGTCTAGACTCTAATGTGCGTGAGTTTTGAATCTCTACAGGCCATTGATCGCCAGCACTAAAGCGTAAGTCTTCTAGCGCTTCGGTGCGATTCATCATATCGGCTTCTACGCATAGATGTAAAAACCCTTGGGCATCAGCTATCAGTTCACTAGATTCAAGATCGTCTACCATATTTAACCCATCCAAGAAGATTGAACAATTTGAGGTGCTTTTCTAACACTTTTCTTAGGTTCGCTTATCATCAGTCCAATGTACCTAAAAGCATCAGCACCATGACTATATTGGTCGTGAAGTGGTGTTTTACTAAACATTCCAGTCTCAGGATCAACCTCATAGCGATAGTGCCGGAGAGCTTCCAGCCCTTGATGGCAGTTTTCTCGATCAAAGTAACAGTTGCTAAAAATAGTCCTAGCAGCGTTAATTGAGTCAACAATTGGTACTTTAGGTACTATTCTAGTCTTATATCCTAAATTTCTAACAATTTCTTCTATACTTCTGCCGTTTCCAGCCAATGTTTTGTTCTCGGCATCGTGTGGTAACCACAAAGTATCGTATAAATAACCAAACCCTTGCATCTTATTAAGAATGCTAGTCATTGTCTCTTGGTTAGTCTCAAAATAGCGTACAAGCCTGTTTTCCATGCCCACAAACTGTAAAAACCATACAGCCGTAGCATCAGACCATCCAAGGTCAAAAATAGCGTGTACGGGCTTTGTGGCATCGTATGGGACTTTGGTAATACGCCCATCTAATTCGGCCAGTTGCATCTCTTTGGCAAAGATAGCGCCATCTACTGTTTGCCTACATAAACCTTCCCATACTGTGTTGTAGGCTTCTGGGTCTCTAGCTCTTAGCGAATCTTTCTCTAATCTTAGTGTCTCTGGAAACCAAGGGTTATCTGACCAGTTGACCTTGGCAACTATGGAATTTTCAGGGGGATTGAGAATGAATCTCTGATACGTCTCATCAGTCTCCAATTCTGGGTTAAAAGTGATCCATATTTCAGAATCCTCTTTACGAATCGTAGGTATCAAGGTATTCCATGAAAATCTGCTAATGGTCTGTGCTTCTTCACACCAGCAAATGTCCACGCCCTCAACTGATTTTACGTTAGCAATGTTATTTTTTAGACCCACAAAGAAGAATTCTGTACCATTCTTACCTCGTATAGAGTTCTGGGTTATTTCATAAAATGTTGACAAACCCAATAACTCGATTTGGTCGCACAATAACTTGTGGACTGAGTCTCTAATGGATGTTTGATATTCCCTGGCACACAATACCCTTAGCGTGGCCATTGCACCCTTGATTAACAAGGCTTTGGCTACCCCGTGAGATTTGCCTGCACCACGACCGCCATAAAGCGTTCTGTATCTAGATTTGACAGGGTTGAATAGGCATGAGAGCTTCTCAGGAAACTCTGCCTTGCTTATCGCTTGCTGGACTTCATTCATTAGGCTTTACAAAACTAACCTGAATGTGTGGGATCAACGCTGCGCCATCTGCTCCAGTCATCTCTTGCTTAACAGTTTCAGACCAGCGCATTTGTGCCTTTGTCCACCAAATCAATGAGGTTGTATCACCAGCCACGGCTTTACTAAACAATGTTTTCGCTATTTGGCCATTAGCTTTGGCTTTACCAACGTTTAATTCGTCACGATAATATTTACGCAATGTCTTGTCATCTATACCCACAAGAATGGCTATTTGTTCGTGGGGCAAGCCTAATCCGCTGGTGCTTTCAACTAGCTTTTTATGTTCATCTGTAACAATATGTTCTCTATTCATTTTATAAAGGGGAATTTAAGCATTTTGTGTTACTTCTGTCAACAATATGGCCTTTTTGCCAGTGTAGTCTTCATATCGTTTTACTATAACATCACAGTATTTTGGGTCAAGTTCCATTAACCTAGCGTGTCTATTGGATTTTTCACAAGCAATTAATGTACTTCCTGATCCACCAAATAAATCTAGCACCAAATCACCAGCTTTACTACTGTTGTTAATCGCTCTCAACGAAAGTTCAACGGGCTTTTGTGTGGGATGAAAATTATTTTTAGATTCCTTTTTCAATTCCCATACAGTCTTTTCGTTTGTTGGCCCATACCATGCTGGCGAACATCCCTCCTTATGCAAATACATACATGGCTCAGAATTAGGAATGTATTGAGACATAAATGCCCCAAGACCAGACTTTACTTTGTACCATTGGATAACAGCTCTAAGTTTTAAGGGCAATTTAGACAATGCCGCATATGTTTCAATAGATTTACCAGAGGCATACCATACATAAAAAGCCGCTCCATCTTTTGTATTAGGTACTGCGGTAATTAAAGCCCCATAAAATAAACCAGTTAAATCATCACCTTCTAACGTGTCAGCTATGATGCCTTTACGTTTTTTTTGATTATGTCCTCCCTCATAAGCAACACCATATGGAGGATCGGTAAACAATAAATCTGCTTTTTGCTTTTCTAATAATGTTTCTACTGCATTAATGCTTGTACTATCTCCACACATTAACCTGTGATTGCCAAGCTGATATATGTCACCTAGCTTAGTTATTGGGTCTTCTGGTATCTCAGGTACAGCATCCTCGTCTGTCAGCCCTTCTATTATTTCTGGTTGCATAAGCGCAGCCAATTCATTAACGTCAAATCCTAAAATATCTAACGCAAAACCATCG